CTGTATCAAATGTCTTTTTCACGCCTTGCCAACCTGGTACGATATGCCCGTGAAAGTAATAAGTGTCATTTAATACATGGATATGTGCCACTCGCTCGTTATTCTGATACAGATATCTCTTAGAACCGAAAAATTGGTTTAAGTATTCTTTACGTGCGCTATCTGTCATGTCCATTACTCCCACAAATCAAATGCTCTATCGACATAAAACTTCGCTTTCGCCATATCCTCATGACCATTCTTTAACGGTGCTCTAGACAAGTATTTAATTGCATTACCTATTGCGAATGCTAATTGTGGTGGGTACTGTGCCGTAACTTGTTCAATAAAATCTATAATTTCAATGTCGCCGTATGTGTAATGTGCTGGTTGCTTAACATTGTCTTGCATTTCATTCATATCTACTTTTCTGTTACTGATTATGCTCATTATGCTTCACTCCATTTCTTGAACATTTGGTTATAAGTGACATCGAACCAGTACGGATCACGTGAATGTTTTTGAGGTACATTAAACAAATGTGGCTTCTTTCTTCTTAGCTCAGCTTCTTTACGTCGTTGCCTAGCCATTTCACGCTCTCGCTCCAAAGTTTTTGTTATTTGTATTTCTCTATAGTCGTTTAGCTTCATGCCGAAAGGTGCATCAATTGCTTCCGACATCTCCCAACCCTTCGCAACTCTGTTTCTAACTATTTCGGGCGTGAGTCCTTTCTTTTTCATCTGCTCATTTTCATATTCAGTGTATTTAGAAGGGGGTTTTTCTTGTGGTGGCGCAATAAGCGCATCGCCCGTTAGCCCTTTTGCTACCCTGTAATTAATTAGTCCTTTGCTTAGGTTGTACTTTTTAACTATTTCGCTAACAGTCATCATTTTGCCGTCAACCTTTACTTTCTTAGGCTTTACTACATTTTGTATTAAATCTTTCCCCCTCGCCCCTCTGTCGTACCTAGTAATCAATGTCGATACTTTGATGTCGTATTTATCCGATACATCAATAAGCGTCATCAATTTACCGTCTATTCTCACTTTCGTTTTTATGCCCGCCATTTATTCCACCTCTACATTTACATTTCTAATTTTTAAATTGTCATACTCTAGTATTTCGCCAGGATTGTTATATAAGTAATCTGCCAGTGCATCTTTTTCATCATCCACATCATCAAAATGCTGATATTCAACTTCGGTAGGTATTCTTATATCAATCGTTGCATTTATATATGCTTGTTGTTGCATTAAATCACTTCATTTCTCTTTTTCTTTTACGTCTGACTTTCACTAAGTCCTCATATACCATCCATTCTTGACCTGTGTATTTAGGCGCTTTACATATCCACGTTAAATTCACATCTCTATACTGATATCTGAATATCTTCGCTTTGATGTTGGCAACTTCAGTCGCCTTACCTTTAACGTCTATAACTTCAACCAGTTTCCCTTCCTTCCACAAAGAGAAATCGGCTATATACGTAATCGGTCTTTGCTTCCCAAATTTAGGTTGTAGTTCGAATTTAGGTTGTAGTTCGATACGATCATAGTTAGTGCCATTCATATTACTTTCTAAATATTGGTAATATTCGCACTCTACTTTGCTATCAAATACAATTCCTTTGTACTCAACTTTCTTAGCGTTGTATTTACTCATCATCCACCTCTAAATATCAAATATCGTTGCTTGTAAACCTAGCTCTTGCTCATATAGAAGCCCGTGAGCGCCCTTGAATCGTTTTAGGTCACTATCAGTCATAATTTTCTTTTCGTCGCTGAAATGGGCTCCTGTGAGCGAATAAACTTCATTTACGTTGTCTTTATACTTGATGACCTTAATATCTTCCGTGCCATCTTCTCGGTATAAGTAATATTTTTCTTTCGGCATTTTTAACACTCCTTAATATTCGACGATAGCGGGACGTGTATGACGTTCTGCAAGTTTTTGGATAAATAGGTCATATAACTTATTTTCGTCGCCCTGTGCCTCGTCTATGAGTTTCTGAGCGTACATATCTGAACACTCAAGTTTAGTTTTTAAAAATTCTTTGGTTACCATGTATCTCGCTCCCTGAAATCGTCTCCGATTACTCTTACTTTTCTCGCATTGTGTTTCATTCTTGAATTGATACGTTGCCAGTTCATATTTTGATTTAGTTCTTTATCACTAAAGTTAGTTGTAAAGATGTTGTTTTTACCTACTCTGTTATCAACAATGCTGAAAAGTTTGTTTAAAGTGTGCTCTGTATTTTCTACACCCATATCATCTAGTACAAGTAAATCAATATCACTTAGCAATCTGACTAGCTCGTCTGTAGTTTCAACTGCATTTTTGTTGTATGTCGCTTTGATACGATCCATCAACATTGGTATGTGCATAAAAGCAACTGTATGCCCTTTAGATTTGACTGCTTTTGCGATAGCGTATGCTAGGTGGCTTTTACCAGTTCCATATGAACCTTGCAATATTAATGATTTTGGTTCTTTTGTAGAGAAACCCTGTACATACTCTATTGCTGTTTGTTTAGCTTTTACTTGTTTTTCATTTTGTGGCTTATAGTTGTTAACCGTTGCATCTCTTAATGACGGATTAACGTTTGATTGATTGAATATGTTGTTTATCTTCCGTTGCTTGTTTCGCTTATATTCCTCATAGATTTCACATTTGCAACCGTCTTTATACTCGTAACCATTCGGGTGTTTTTTAGTAGGAGCAAACTTATATAAGTCGTATTCACTTCCACATCTCTCACATTTCAATCCTTTTTCGACATGAGTAGGTTGATATTTTTTCAAGCTTTCGTTTATCTTTTCGCTGAATAGTGGTTTCATAATATCCCCCTAATCCCAATAACTTTCGTCGTACTTCATGCGTTCCAATTGATCCGTGCCAGTTGGTTGTATTTTTTGATTGAGGTACCCCTCAAATTTACTGCCAAAAAGTGTTTCTGGTCTAAGGTATTTATCGCTATCCGTGTTTAACCATTCAGCTGTTTTGATATCAATCACCTTTTTAAAATCCTCCAACCTAAAATCTTGATTCCATCTTGCTTTAATAAAATCTTTTGTTTTAGCTGTATTATGTTTAAAATGCTTTCCTGCTTTTTTATTTAAGTATTCGATAATTTCTTTATAGGGAATGGAAGACACCGTCGGGTTGCCCGACAATATACTTCCTTCATTATTAGTATTGTTATTATTA